GTTGTAAGCAAAGAAATATTCCGCAAGATGTATCCTGATGCTGATGACGGCACAGGATTTAGCCAACGTGGAACTGGTGACAGCAACGCAGAATGGGTAATGAAAGAAGATATTCGCATAGCCGAGTATTTCTATACTGAAAGAAAACCTGACAAACTGTGTCTTTTAAGCAACGGTATAAAGAAATTTAGATCAGAACTGCCAAAACAAGACGAATTGTTGTCAATGGGCGTTGTGGTGATTGATGAACGTCCATCTTTCAAGAAAGAAATCAAGCAAATCAAATGTACAGCTATTGAGGTATTAGAAGAAGGCATTTGGCCATCAAAGTACATACCAATTGTGCCCGTATATGGTGAGGAGTTTGTTGTTGAGAACAAGCGCAAGAAATATGGCTTAGTTCGCATGGCAAAAGACCCACAAAGAATGTACAACTTTTGGAAGACTGCACTTACAGAATCGGTTGCACTAGCACCTAAAGCCAAATGGTTGCTTGCAGAGGGGCAAGATGAGGGACATGAGAACGAATGGGCAATGGCTAATATTAAAGCTATGCCAGTATTGCGTTATAAGCAAAAAGACATTGAGGGCGTGCCTGCTCCAGTACCCACAAGAATACAGCCTGAAGCACCACCAGCGGGCATTATTGCCGCAGCAGATGGAATTAACGCTGATATGCAAGCTGTTTTAGGTATTTTTGATCCAAATCAAATGGCCACAGGCAACATTTCAGGCAAAGCATTAAATGGCCAACAGCAACAAATTGATCTTACTAATTTCCATTATTACGACAACCTTACACGATCCATTAAACACACAGCCAAGATTATTCTTGATTTAGTGCCTAAGATTTACGACCAAACTAGGGTAATGCGGATCATTGGTGACGATGGCAAGCCTGATTTGGTAGACATCAATAAGCGCCAACAAGATGAGCAAGGCGTAATGACCATATTAAATGACGTTACCGTGGGCGAGTATGACGTGGTGATGGACACAGGACCAGGCTACAACAGTAAGCGTATCGAGGCGGTCAATAGCATGATGCCAATGCTTTCAGCCGATCCAAACCTAATGAATGTGGCTGGAGACTTGATCTTTAGGAATATGGACTTCCCTGGCGCTGATGTTATTGCTGACAGACTTGCAGCGGCTAATCCATTGGCGCAGATTGATGACAAATCACCAGTACCGCCTCAAGTTCAAATGCAATTGGCGCAGTCTAAGAAAACAATTGAACAATTACAACAGCAGTTACAGGGTATGCAATTGATGCTAAAGAATCGTAGCGATGTTGAGCAGATGAAACAAGAAGCTGAAACTAAGCGCACATTGATTAAAGAAACTAATAGGGCGCATGAAATTGAATTGCGTGACCAAGAACGCCACAAGGATATGGTTTTGCGTACAGATACGATGGCACATGACACGGTAATTAAGACACAAACACAGTTAGAAATTGAACGCATGAAAGCTGATTTAGCCGTTTACCTTGCCCAATTGGACAGATTGAGCGAGAAAGCTGCCACAGTTGAAGCTATTGAAAGGGCCATCTAATGCCACTAGTAACTAGCGAAAATAAAACTGAATTCGATAAAAAAGAACTAACAAAACGTGGATTATTAGAGCCTGAAGAAGGCCATATAGAAGTCCATGAGAGAAAAGTTCCTGTAACAATGCACCCTATTGAAAAAAGAAATAAAGAAGTTTTTACTCATGTTAATCCTGAAACTTTTGATAAAGCATTTGAAAAAACCAATGATTACATAGGCAAAAATGGCAAAGGTGGAATTGGAGAAAGATATCAAAAGTTTGGTGATTTTGTTAAAAAAGCAGATTCTATTAGAGCAAGTAATGTTCATGTTCGTGAAAATGGAAGTGTAATTTTTGGAGATGGTAGGCACAGATATGCTTATTTAAGAGATCAAGGTTTAAAAAAAATACCTATGACTATGGATAAAGAATCAATAGAACGTGCTAAAAAACATGGTTATTTGACAAAGTAAAAAATTCGTGTAATATTTACACAAACCTTACCGATTAGGTAAATCGGGTTAATTCTTAGGTGTTACCTATGTCTGAAAAAGAAGCAGGACAAGTCCTGACAAACGAGAATAGTGCTGAGTTTTATGCTAACAAACTGAATTTAGCTGATAGAGACGATGATGTGGCGGTTGAGAATACTCCCGAGCCATCAGAAGAATCAAATCAGAGTGAATCAGATGCAGAACAAAGCAAGCCTACAGAGGAACGTAAGCAGAATCCGAAGTTAGAGAAAAGATTTTCTGAACTGACTAAACAACGTGAACAAGCCAAGGCTGAAGCGCAAGCAGAACGCCAACAGCGAGAAACGTTAGAAGCAAGGTTAAGAAGTTACGAACAACAGGCTGTACAAAAAGTACAGAGCTTTGATTCAGAGCCTCAACCTGGTCAATTCCAAGATGCGTTTGAGTACGCTAAGGCATTGGCTCAGTTTTCAACAGAAAAAGCCTTGAATGAACGTGACCAGCAAGAAGCAAACAGACGAGCTAACGAAGAAAGACAAAAGGTTATCCAATCTTGGTCTACTAAATTAGAAAAAGTCAAAGCTGATATGCCCGATTACGATGACATTGTTAGTACGGCAAATGTGGTAGTTAGTGACGATATTCGAGATTCAATTTTAGAAAGCGATGTAGGACCACGAATCCTATATCATTTGGCTGAAGATTTAGAATACGCACAAAAATTAGCGCAAATGCCTACAAGAAAGGCTTTGATTGAAATAGGAAAATTGGAAAAGCTATACGAAAAGAATGAAGCTAAACAAGAAACTGTAGTAAAAAGTAGAGCACCTGCACCAATTAAGCCACTTAGGGCTGGTAATGGCCAAGCAGACATCCCTATTAATAGTAGTGGAGAGTTTCACGGTACTTACCAATCATGGAAAGAGGCTAGACGTGCAGGTAGGATCAAGTAACATTTTTCAATTAACTGAAAGGATAAAGGTAATACTTTATGGCTAATAATCTTTTGACGATATCAAAAATTACTAATGAGGCTTTGATGGTTCTCGAAAACGAGTTAACTTTCACCTCAGAAGTAGACCGTAACTATGATGACCAATTTGCGGTTGTCGGTGCAAAGATTGGTAACACAGTCAATGTCCGTAGACCAGGTCGTTTTATTGGTACAACTGGACCAGCATTGAACGTTGAAGACTTTAACGAGTCAAGCGTGCCTGTTACATTGGGAACTCAATTCCACGTTGATACTCAATTCACCACGCAAGATTTGGCATTGTCTTTAGATATGTTCTCTGACCGTGTATTGAAGCCCGCAATTGCCGCTATTGCTAACAAGATTGACCGTGATGGTTTGGTTATGGCCAAAAACAACACAGCCAATATCGTTGGTACAGCTGGTACACCTCCTACAGGTTTAATCACATATTTGACTGCTGCTGCTTACTTGGACGCTGAAGGCGCACCACGTGACGGTCGTAGATCATGTATCGTTGAGCCTTTCACATCAGCTACTATTGTTGACAGCTTGAAGGGTCTATTTGTACCCCAAGAAGCTATTGGCGAGCAGTATCGTAAAGGTTTGATGGGTCGTGATTCAGCAGGCATGAACTGGAAAATGGATCAGAACGTTGTTTCACAAACATTCGGTTCTTCTTCAACTTCCGTATTGTCTTGCAATACATCAACAGCAACTGGTTTCCTGACTTCAGGTTGGGCACAAACTTCAACTATCGCTCTGTCAGCAACGACAGCAGTAGGTAACTTGAACGTTGGTGACGTTATCCAAATTGCTAACGTGTATGCGGTCAACCCACAAAATCGTCAAGCGTATGGTTCAAACAAGTTGAGAAACTTTGTTGTTACCGCAGCTGCAACGGTTGCCACTTCAGGTACTACTAGCGTTACAGTCTCTCCTGCCGTTATCACAGCAGGTCAATTCCAAAACGTTAGCGTAACAAACGCTGGAGCATCAACAGTAACGCCTTTCAATAATACTGGTACTGTGTCACCACAGAACATTATTATGCACAGAAATGCGTTTACTTTGGCAGTAGCTGACCTTGAGTTGCCTGATGGCGTTCACTTTGCAGGCCGTGCGTCTGACAAAGAAATTGGACTCTCAATCCGAGTTGTTCGTCAATACACCATCAACAATGACAGTATCCCAACACGTTTGGATGTTCTGTACGGTTGGGCACCACTCTATCCTGAGTTGGCTTGCCGTGTTGCTGCTTAATCTTTAAATAAGGAGAAATTAAAATGGCAAATCCAGGACCAGCAACCACAGTAAGCAATCACCCACAGGTACTTGGCACAAACCAAGCCTTGCGTTTGATTGCATCCGCACAATCTGTAAACTTGGCCATCGCTGGTGATACAGCATCCATTGTTTTAGATGTATCTAAATTTGTACCTACAAGCGTAGTTATTACGAATGGTCTGAACTCTAGTGGTGCAACAACCACTATTGCTACAGCTACTGTTGGTGTATATACAGGCGTAGGACAAACAGGTTCAACCATATTGACCACAGCTGCTTTAACTAGCAACACAGGTGGCCCTTATGTGACCATTACTGCCGCAACAAATCCCAACACCGTTATTTCTAACCCAACAAACATTTATGTTAACGTTGGCACTACGATTGCAGCGACTTGTGACGTATTTGTTTATGGCTATGACCTCACATTTTTACCCTAATCTGTGAGTAAATAAAGAAAAGCCACTCTCAAAAGGGGTGGCTTTTTCTGTTTTAATGTACAATTAATCATTCTTTAAAGGAATAACTATGTCAAAAACCACTATATGTCGTGGCAACGTAATAGCACATACGATATGCCAACTTACATTTCCTAGCACCACATTTTCTACCACAACAACTGAAGTAACAATTGCTTGTCCTGGCGTTAAGTCAACAGACAAAATTCAAGTTCAGATTGATGCGGCAATGACCGTGGGCGTTGGTATTTGTAATGCTTACACAAATGCAGACAATTCAATTATTGTTCGTTTGTTGAACTTAACTGGCACTTCTGTAACTCAAGCTGCGGCAGTTATGTTAGTTAGCGTTAAGACTTGCGAAGATAGCCCATTGCCTGCTAACGTGGTCTAATCATGGCAAATACATCTGTATTTAGAATTGCTGGTCCAACTACGGCTATAGCTGTTACAACGTCTTCATCGACTGCTGTAACAATTACGCCCAAAGGTAACGATCAGATTAACTACTGCGGATTTTTGAATACTGGAACAAATGTGATTGCCGTCACAATTGCG